CGAGAGTCTTTCTCGTATTGCGCTATTTCGTCAGCCCAATACTCTTTCAGTGGATTCATTATTGATTCCAGAAGACTGTGATTGCTATGGTGCCACCGAGAGTGATGTTTAATGCGCTAGATAGTTGCGCGTTGATTGGCAGATAAAAAGGTGCCGAGGTAGTGGCTGCTGTAGTGGTAGCTATCACCGAAGTGGCGCCATCAGTTACAGCAATTGTACCGGCGGTTGCAGACGAAACTAAAATACCTACTAATGTGCCTTCACCAACAAATATATTGTTTGTAGTAGTTGATATTGCGCGGTAGCTTGATCCAACGGGAGGGGTGACATTACTCATATTCTTTCATACCCTTTTGATGTCTGCTCACCATAAAATACATCGTGTGCAGTAAGTTCGTGTAGGAATTTAGGCGCGGCTTTTTTAGGCTCTACCTTTGTTTCTCGTATCCAGCTCAATGCTAAATATCTAAATGCGTCTGCGGCGTGAGAAGCCCAGTTGTGCAATGCTTTTTCCTTAAAACATTTCTTATCATCATCCCATTGTCTTTGATAGTTACGCAGAGCATCAATTCCATCCGCGCATTTGTCTTTATCAAAATAACAATTTGGCAATAACATCCTAGCGGCTTGTATTCCTTGCTGCTCTGATTCATCAGGCACACGCTCTACATTGCGCACACCTAAATCATACATTTGTCTAATTATAGACTTTCCTGCTCCTTGGATTGTTTCATTGAATGCGTCATGAGGCATAAAATGTCTAGCGTATTTATACTCTTTTTTATTAAGAACGTCAACGTAATAGCTTATATCCTTACCATTGGTCGCGTGATAATCAATTATTCTCAGCTTACCCATTGGCTCCATTTGAAAGAACCAAATCACCGTATCATCTGAGTAGCCTATATCCCACGCAGTAAATACTTCGCGATCAGCAGGTAAAACTTCAGTTATTCGATTCTCTTTCTCAGCCGCTTCGATCCATTGGCCATAGAATGCACCCATAAGAGCCGCATCAAACGAACAAAAATACTCTTGGCGAAAGAATGAGTCACCTTCCATCTCGCCATATTCCCTTTGGAATTCCATGCGCTCGATGTCTAGCTGTTCTTGAGAGAATACCGTAGTTTTGTCAGCAGGGAGAACTTGAGCAAACCATGAGTCATCAGCTAAGGCGCCCTCCAGCGTCCTCCAACCATGGTTTCTACCTCGTGGCGTGTAGATGAAAAACGCCCAGCCACCATTCTCTGCAAGGATCGGGCGGATGTAAGCCCAAGCAGAGGGGTTAGATAGAGACCATTCACTGAAGACGACCCCGCACGGAGTTGATCCAACAAGTTTGTTGTACGAATCTGAGCCGACAACCTGCCAAGTGGAGCCATTTTTGAAGATAATTTGCATCTCTTGATCACGGGTAGTCTTGCGTGTCTCGAGGGGAAATGCCTCATCTATTCTTTTCCTTCCTGTGTGTGGGTTGACTGCATCCCAGATAGCTTTGCGGGCTTGGCCATACTCTGGAAGCATGTGCCAGTAGTTGCCGACTCTTTCGAATGCTTTTACCGCAGCGGTGTGTAAACAGATTTCATCCTTTCCGGCTCTTCGATGCCAGACTGCGACAGCTCGCCTACCACCGCCTTCCATGTAGTTCCATAGAGGCATTTGGTAATCTCGGGGCTTCCAATTGTTGGGCAATTGAATTGTAGTTATTGCTTATCTCCAAACCTTACTATTTGTATTGTTAGCTCGCCGCCGTTAGCCCCTGTAAGCTCTTGCTGAGTCTTGTCTGAGTAGCCGTGCTTGGTGAGCATTAACTTTGTAATAGTCGAGTTAAAATCGCCTGTTAACCCTTTATCAAACAGCTTTTGTTCTTGTTCTGCGTCTATTTCGCCTAAGATGTCGGAAAAACTAGCGCATAATTCATCTTTATCAGCCTTAGACTCCCAATCGTATATGGTGTCGCGATGTATTTTTAGGTGCAGTGCAAGCCCTACGCGAGAAGGAATTGATGTGGTGTACTCGTTTAAATAAGTTCTAGCCTTATCTAATACTTCTTGATTAAGCTCTCTTGGCCTAGCCATCACTTCTTACTCACATTGATTGGATAAATGCCTGTTTCGCCGCCGTACCACTCTTTACCACGTCTTATAGGTTCGATCTGATAGCCGTAAACCTTGCCATCATCGTTCTTTTTGATGTGGTTTACCCATTCAGGGACTTCGATTTGCTTGCCTTCAAAGACCATAATTTTTACAGGGTCTTTTATGTGTAGTTTGTCTTTGTATAGCTCATCGAGTCTTTGCATGGATTCTAGTTGGTTAGCGATCATATTCTTTCGCTCTCCATCGCAACGCCTGAATCTTGAGGCGTGTTTAGCTTGTCATCTAAAACAATGAATTGGATGAGGTCGAATGCTTTTTGAGTGTCTTCGGCGGGTTTCTTTAGCGATTGTTTAGCAAGTGCGACAATGTGATAAAACGCATCTATCTCGTCTTTATTGTCTAGTGATATGCCCATCATTTGAGCGTGTCTTGTGATTTTCATTTCAATTTAATCCCACAATGCGCATAACCATTAAATCTTGCTATTTCTTCTAATTGGCCAATAGTAAATGATTTTTTACCCACAAACCTTTCAGGCAAATAAAGATGGGTTTTACTGGCTCGATCAAGCTCTTTAGTTAGCTCATCACGCAAAGAGGTATCATTATCTGGCTGTTTAATCTCAAGCGCACGCAGCCTTTTATCCATATCATGGATTTCTAAGCTAAAGCTCCGAATGTTTAGATCGGCGGATTGACGCCAATTTTGAAGCAATTGAATGAAGTCTTTATTTAAAGAGTATTCACAATCACAAGATGGTTTTTCAGGGAACAGATAGGATTTGATTTTTTCTAACATTTTGTAACTCTCTCAGTTGAGTTGGAGTTCTTTGATTATAGCCTATTTGTGTGCTACCGCATAGGTTATTTGTGGGGTGAAATCTGTTGGATTAGCATGTATCCAACACCTACATATCCTAACATTTTGATTAGATCGGGTACTAGCTTGATTAATTGTAGCCGCATTGAGAATTTTTCTGTTTCTATCTTCTGGCTTTGCTGGAGAGCAGCATCGGCGCCCTCTTTCCGGTGCTTATCGGCTATTAATTGTTGGAGCAACTTATCTTGAGAGTCGAATCGTTCGCTGAACTTGGAGACCACTTCTTCTCTCGTTTCAGTCATTATCTTACATACTCTTACTCCCTGCTCTTTTAACTCTCCAATATCTTTTATGTGCATTGCGTGCATAGTTGAATGTTCACTTAATTTATCGCCGTACTTGTCGAGGCGCTGCTTAATTTCATGAAATTCATCCATACCAATAACTCAATTTGTTGTTTTGTCGATTATACCCGAATTTTGGGCTAAAAAAAGCCCTCGTAATTTGAGGGCAATATCGGAGTCGAGAGGTAATTCGATAGGGATTATATCACAGCTTTTCTATCATCAAACAGCTTTATCATGTAATCGCACTCATTTAGCTGCCCTATGTAGTAGTTTGCTGTAGCCATATTTTTTGCTGTAGTCCTACCAAGCTGTTCGTCATGAATTCCTAGAAGTTCTATTGTGTCGTCCTTTGCGTTAGATATCAATTCTAGCAGCCTATTATGGTCAGATTCTTTTATCTGAAAAGTTATTATTGTCTCATTCATTCTATTCATCCTCTATTGTTGCGCGAGTGACGATGTAGTTTGATTTAGTGCACGCCATAAAAACTTGTCCTGTGACAATGTCTGTATGCAATCCATTGGTCAGAAGCGGTGCTCCACGCATACAGCCATCGCATTGGTTTTGCGCTGATGTTGATTGCTTTATCTCTTCACTCATTAGTTATCACCAATAATCTATCTCGTCGATCAATTAAAAATTGCGATGGTTTAGCGTTTCGTTTTGCTTGGTTATCTATATAAGCTGTCAGCCATTCAAGCTCAGAATCATGGAATTCAAACTGTTCGTATATCTCGCCAATAACAATGTTATCAACGTCATAAATACTCGTTTCAGAAATAACTTCACTGATTATTTTTTCGCAACACGCGTCTAGCTTATAACTTCCAAAGTCACCATCTTGCACGTAAGAATGTCTGAAATATTTCTCGCCGACCAGTATTTCTCCGCAGCATTCAGCGCATTTATATTGTTTCCTTGCGCTTACCTCAACAACATTATGGAAGTTGCTCATTAGTCATGCACTCCAATTGATTGCTTAACGCGCCACTTAAGAAAAAATGTAGTAAACAATATTTTTATGGCGTAATTTATTTGCCTGCCGCCATTATCGCCAGATATAAACTTTGTGCATTTAAACTCTGATCTTGGGGGATTGCCCGTAACAGCATGCTCCTTGTAAATGCTGAGCCTAAATTTTTTGCAATTTATATTCACTCTCTCACCTCCGGTTTATCCGAAATAGGGCGTATCGTATTTAGATATGCGTCATAGCCTTTATTGATAGTTACGGCGCCGACATCGGTATCTATGTAAAAATCAGCGCCATCAAATGCTAATATTCCACTATTCGGCCCTATCCACTGACTTGGATTTTCCACATCAAATACAACTTTTGTGCCGACCTCTATTAGGCCATGTTTGTTTTGCATTTTTGGATTGAAGTTAGGTTTCATAGGTTTACCCATTAAAAAATTCATAAAGCTCTTGGGCCTGTTTATCAGCCTTATCAATCGCCCAAGGACACCATATTTTTCTGTTCATTCTCCACCAATGATCTGATTGTTTGCGCTTTTGCTTGGATTTAATGTTCATAATTAACCCTCATCGACAGAAAGGTCTGGTTTATTATTTGATTTTAATCTCTTATTTTTTGCCACTATCTTTTCCCAATCTGGATGTTCAAATAGCCATTTGACTACACCATTCTTTCTTTTTGCCAATTAGTGAACGCATTCTGTTTGCATATTTCTTTAGTTCTTTTGGCGTTTTCATACCTTCGCCACCAGCCCTTGTTGTTCGATGCGAGACTCTATGGCGGCAATAGTTGGCTCATATTCAGGCCAATCATGCTCGACCACCACGCCATTAGCCCACGTATCGCATTGTCCAGTTACACGCATTGCAAATGTGCCATTACGTTGGCATGTAACTAAATAAGTTTTTCCGGCTTCAAGATTCACTTCACACCCCCAATAGTACAAGCATGCACATCATAAAATCTGGCGTAATTACAGTAGCCGCCACCCAATAACGTGAATATAGCCAGCCCTACTACAAATACAGCGGCTAGGAATGCGATTAGCCATGATTTAGTATTTTTACTCATTACTAAATTTCCCTCGAACAAATACGCGATGCTGACCCGCACATTGATCTTGTTTAATCTCGCGAATTTCGCCAAGTTCTGCCAAGTAATCCACTACAGCCAGCATGACCCATGAATCGCCAGCGACCATTACTCTCTCAACAATGAAGGCTCCGCTAAACTTTAATGCAGCTTTAATTTTATCTCGCATCTCAATAAGCGTTCTTGATCCATCCTCAGTAAAAATTTGGCTTTTTTGTTCTTCGTACTTATACATCTTCTCTCTCCAATTGTTAGTTAATCTACTCTCTGCACTCATTACTATCAAATTGCTTTACAAAACTTATCGGTTCTCAAATTTATTAGCTTCTCGCTCTACAGCTTCAAAATCGCTGAGATTGCGGCCTATGTCGATCTCTTGGTGATCTCCGTCTAATTCAACGGCGTATACGTTCCAGAAGCGTCCAGCGGGATAGGCGTGATACTTATGCCTAGCACCTTTTGCTTTTTGGTGATTGATTAGGTCTTTGTGCCATTCTAGTTCCATTATTTAGATTCCCATTTTGTTGGATTAACCGGAAAACCTAGAATAGTGTCATAGCAAGATTCGCACGGGTCTTTCTCAATATCTATACGCAAATATTTGCACGTATGGCAATTTTTGTTTTCATCTATAGCATTAACGCACGCATTATGTTTTGCTATCATATCTTCTAGCTTTAGTTTCATTTTGTTTGTGCCTCTCTGTAGCTGCTATTTTCGGATTTGTGAAAGCATTTCGTAGTAAATGTCATCTTGTTCGGCTCTTGGATCTTCAATCATTATTTCCCAGATTGAATAGACCAGTTCTGATACTTGACCACAATATTCGGCGAAACGTTTTCTACCCATACTTGCCGTTGACTCAAAAACTTTATGATGCCGGCCATTTAATAAAAATTCTTCTTGCACTAAAAATTGATCCTGCATAACCGCATGAATTGTGTTTCTAGTCCACATTGATCCGATAGGAGTTGTTATTCCGGCATCATTTAGTTTCTTGCATATCTGTTTTGTGTAAACCCAACCATTCAGATAACGGTTCTGCAATGATGTTCTAAGGTCATCGGATACGTTAAGCACCGCCGCTCCGCCTGCATTCTTCTTAGTGAACTCTAAAGCCTTTTCGCTTCTTGGCTCCCATAGTCCATCATGGCGCGCATAGAGGAATAGTTCTGGCATTATCCAATCCTTAAATAGCACATTTATTTACGTAATCCCACACTTGAGCGGTTGGCTCCCCACTCCATTCTTTAGCCTTTTCAATAGCCTTTTTTCTGGAATTTGTTTCCCATGCAGATGGCGCCCAATACTGGCCAGTCTTTCTTTTATCTAGCCATCTAAGCCGATATTTAACTATTTTCTTTTTCATTTCTTTCTCGGCTTATAGATTGCTTGGCTTGGGTAGGTCATTTTGCGCTTTGGAATACGCTGATAATGGCTAAACTTTGGCTCTATTTTTAGCGTAACGCCAATATCATCGAATATTTTCGGTTTCGCTATATAAGTGAACCCTGCGCCTTTAAGAGTTACAGTATCGCCAGCCTCAGCCTTTATGCCTTGCATCTCATCCCATGAATCAACTGTATATTCAGTCATTTTTAGCCCTTACCATTCTTGTCTCTTCTTTTCGGAGTATGGATTCTTTGGCGACGTCAATTGGTGTCATACCATTACGCGCTAGAAGCTGGTTTGTTGACTCAATAGCTGCGGCTTTGATTAGATCTGAGTTGCTCAAAGGAATATTGCTTTCAGAAAATAATCTTTCATTTAGCTTTGACTTATCCATTCTTCATTGCCCTCTCGTTAGCCTCTGCACGGGTCTTACCTATGTAAATAAGACCTTTGCGGATTGATATGTAGTGAGTATTGGTGCGCTGATATATCATTTTAGCGCTGCTTTTTCTTCTTCGGCGCAACGCCTAATGTCTGCCATTGCAACTTCCGAAGAATCAAAAAACCGAGTGGGCGGAACATGAATTTCTGGCGAAGATTTTTTGTAAATCATCATTGCCGCAAAGCAGGTGTCTGTTTCTGATTCAAGTTTTTTGCCTGCCTCTCCTGCCAATGTCACAACCCAACCAGCTCGACAATGTGTCGTTTCGCATACGTGCCATGTTGACATATCAAGCGCATTTTCATGCAATACTGCATCAAAAACTTTAGAGTGGATATTCTCAATGACGGGAATCTCTAAAACACCATTTAATTTGTTTTCATGTGTAATTTTTTTGCAATCGCTGCAAGAGCTGCAATCGCTGCAATAGCTGCAATCGCGGCAATCGCTGCAAGAGCGGCAATAGCTGCAATCGCTGCAATAGCTGCAATCGCTGCAATAGCTGCAATCGCTGCAATAGCTGCAATCGCTGCAATAGCTGCAAGAGCGGCAAGAGCTGCAATCGCTGCAAGAGCTGCAATCGCGGCAATTCCAACAAGCCTCATTTGTTTCATTATCTGATTCAAAATCAGGGTATTCTTGTGCGAATTCTGGTGACACGCCATTTACAGATTTATCTTCTCGATTAATGAATTCAAAAAAATTTTTAAATATTTGTGTTTTCATATTTCTTTCTCCGGTTTAGTTAATGTTTGTTTAGCTTAGCGTATCTAGCGTGATTGGAAAGTGTCTTTACAAAGAATTACATTCGAGAATAAAGGAATTATTTCTCCATCTATAGAGTGGTTATGATTTTTAGCAGACCTTATGTCTCTGTGAAGTATTGAGCTTATAGCCCCACTAGGAAATCTAAATACATAAACTACAGGCTCTTGCTTCTCTATCTCATCTAGCTTTGATTGAAGCGCCAAAACTTTATCTTGCTCATACATTAAATCAGAGAATAATTGTCTAGCATCTGCATCGCTTTTTTCTACTTGTGATTGAAGATCTGCGACTTTAGCCTTTAATATCTCGCAATCTTTCTCTGAATCTCTTAAATCATTAATTGCAGAATTCAATAAAGTCTTTAGCTGGATGTTTTTATTCTCAAGTTCGCTAATCTTTTCTTGTTCTTGGTTGTAATAACTCATACATCACCTCTATTGGCTGGCGGATTGGGCAGTGGCATCCAGTGGGTAGGGCTCCAGCCGTGGCGAGGCGTTCTATATCCTTCTTCGTAATCCTCAGATTCAGGCCTAAAATACGTTATTTGTATACCATACCCATCCTCAAAACCTAGAATATCCTCAAATGGTTTTTTACTGTGCGTACTTATATCTTGCCATTCGCTCATGATTTACATTCCCCAAAGATCATTTGCCCAGCTTTCAATTTCTGCATTTTCGTATTCATAAACATCGCGCAAAGCATGTATTAATGCCCAAGCAAAATGAGGGTTTTGGTATTCGTCTTCTTTCTTGGCTTTTTCCAATAATTTCTCAACTTCATCTTTTAAATTCATACCTATTCCTCACGGTTACATTAAACTCAATGTCTCATTTATCATCTAATTGTTAAAGTGGATTTACAAAACATTACCAAGCTTTAAAATATAAACTGGATAATCTGGAGCGCCCCATTCAGCGATTCCAAGCGAGCTATAT